CACTTGAGGGTGGCCGGAGAGACCTGGGCCAGACGGCGGTAGGCCAACTTTTCGACCTGGCGGTACTCTGTGCGCATCTGGGATTGCCACAGGTCGTAGTTGGCAAGCATTTCGTCCCGCAGGGCGAAGTACTCGGCTTCCAGGCCGGCCAGGTCGTCTTTGAGGGTCTGGTAGGCTGTGACGGGGACGAACTGGCCCCAGTAGGTCTGGTAGCTGGCGTTGCCCAGGCGGGTGCGGGCCTTGCTGTCCAGATTGTCCAACTTGCGGACAAACTCCTTGGGCATGAGCATCTTCTCGCCCAGGTGCATGAGCTTGGCCAGGGATTGGCTATGCTCTGCATCCATGCCCAGATCCTGGCTGTCCAGCCGGGTCTTGCCCCGCCAGCGGCGGATGTGCAACCGGGCGATGACGCCGGCCCGCATGTGCTTGAGCCAGTCGGCGTCCAGGAGCCGGACACTGCTACCGGTCTCGGCCTCGATGCGTTCGATGTCTGCCTGTATGAGACTGCTTTGAGTGTCTTGCGCCACGATCCACTCCTGTGCTAGAATGATGCTTGATTGTGACTTCATGGCTGATGTCCTTTCGCTAGGCCCGGTCGGTGCTCCTAACACCGACCGGGCTTTTCGTTTGCGGGTTGACGGAAGGGGGTTACTTCAAATTCTCGACAATGTACCGGGCCGCCGTGGTCGGACTGTCCGTCTCAGCTTCCTCGCCATTGTCCATGACGGAGTAGGTGTCGGTTTGGCAAAGTAGGCAGTGACATCGTCAAAAGCCTCATTGCGAGTTTTTCTAGCGTCTCCCACGGTTAGCCATTGCGCCCGTTGCTTCACTTGGGCAATGAACCCCTCTGTTGTTTTCCGTAATCTGTGTGCTGGCAATGTTTTCACGATTTTATCTCCTTGTGTGGGTGGTGGGGACGGGGGAATGTAGCTTAGTCGGTCTTGATGCGCCAGCCGTTGCGCACTCGCTTGCCCTGCCAGACCGAGTTTGTCGGCCAAAGTTGGGGACATGCGGCCTGGGCCTCGGCCTTGGTGGGGTATTTGTACCCCTCTTGCACGGGGGTCCCTGTGCTGTCAGTGAGAAACCATGTGCCGTCGTAGTCCGGTGTTGCGAAAATCGTTTTGTACATTTTCCGTTTCCTTGGTTGATTATGCCGGGTTCGGGGGATGCCCTGGCGGGTGGTGGCTACTCGGCTAGCCATTCCTCGATTTCGTTCAGGCTGTCAAAGCGGCAGATGTCTGTCTGGTGCGGGTAGCTGGCGTTGGGGTGGACGTGGTAGGTGGGCTTGGCTCCGAAGTCATCGTTTGGGTCGATAAATTTGTCGGTGCGCACCGCCCAGGCCCGGCCTTGCTCCTGCAATTTCTTGGTGATGCGGTCGTGTTGCTTGCTCATCTGTCGTCTCCTTGTGCGTGGGTGGTGGGGCCTCCCCGTTGGATTCCCCTATGAATATTATAATCCCATTCTGTCTAAATGTCAAGTTTAAGTTTCAACAAACATGCAATTGACTTTTAATCCGTGGGGGAAGTAGCTTTGATTCCCCCTCCCCAGGGGTAAACCTGGGAAGGGGACGGCGGCTCACAGCAGGTTGAGGGTGCGCCCCCCGTCCTTGCTGGTCTGGATGGCTTTGTCCAGCGTGCCCCGGTCGGCCAGGAGCTTGCGGTACTTGGCCGGGAGCAGGTCGGTGTCGTTGCATTCTTTGATGGCAATCAGCGTCATAAACTGGATGTCGGCGGTGCTGGGGGACAGGCGGGAGAAGGCGGCGGCCAGGGCCTGGGTCTGCGTCATGCCTTCGTCCTCCACCAGTTCCACGGCCTTGACCGCGGCGGCCTCAATCTCTGCTCCGGTCCAGCCGTCGCTGGCAGTGATCAGGCTGGCGGGGATGGCGTCCAGTTCGCCCAGGCCGTAGATGCGGGCCATCACCTGGATAATGTTCTCACGCTCCACCTCGTCAGGGACCAGGAACGGAATCTTTTTGTCGAAGCGACCAGGGCGGCGCAGGGCGGCGTCCATCAGGTCCGGGCGGTTGGTGGCGGCCAGGAACACGACCTTGCCCCGGTGTCGGGTGTCGGACATGAACTCCAGCAGCCGCTTGAAGATCCGGCTGCCCACCCCGCTGTCCCCGCCTTCAGACCGGCTGACGGTCTGGTCAATCTCGTCGATAAAGACGATGGTGGGCGAGAGGGATTCAATCGCCTGGATCGCCTTCTCCAAATTGCGCTCACTGTTGCCCACGTACTGCCCCAATATCCGGCTCATGTTCAGGGAGACGGCATTGATACCGGCCTCTTTCGCCACGGCGATGGCGCAGGCGGATTTCCCTGTACCCGCAGGTCCGGTCATCAGGATGCCCATCGGCACTCGGTTGTAGCGCCCGGCCTGGATGGGGTCGATGACTGAGCGCTGAAAGAAGCTCTTGACGTGGGCCAGGCCGCCGATGCGCTCCCAGCCGTAAGTGGGTTCGATCATTTCCAAGACGTCCGCAAACTCGGAGGCGATGATGGAGTCCTTGCGCTCCTTCACCAGATCCCAGGTAAGCACCCCTGTCTGCCGTGCCCGCAATACGATGTCCCGGATGTGGACCAATCCCAATCCAGCCGTCCCGTTTGCGAGGCGGGCCATGTCCACGTCCCAGGCGATGCCTGCAAACTCCTCAGACTGCGCTAGTTTGGCGATATAGGAGCGCCGGGCCTCAGCGTTGGGCAGGTCCACGGGGATGCTCTCGTAGCGGTTGGAGGCGGCGACCAGGGCGGGGTTGAGGCTGCCCAGGGTTTCCGTAATCAGGATGACGCACTGCCCGGCTGCGGCCAGAACCGGGTCGCTGCCCCACCCTGCCAGGGTGATCAGGCTCTCCCGGTCGTCGGGGGAAAGCTGGGCGGTGTCGGCGTTGGGGGCCAACGTTTCCGGGTGGTTGATGATGACGGTTGCCCGGATGCCCGGCTGATGCAGCAGGGTGTCCAGCAGGGGCAACACCTGATTGGGGCGGCGGGGCAGTTCGTCCTCCTGGGACGGGCTGCTCTGGTTTCCCAGCAGGGCGGCCAGCATGGAGTCCTGTTGCCCCGGCTCCTTCTGCCCCATCCCCAGGGCGTCCACGAACCGCTGCCGCATGGAGGCGACGGGGAAGGTCAATCCGTTGGCCCGGTCATAGGAGACGATGATGTCCATGAGCGGGCTGCCGTCCTGGGACTGGCTGCCAGCCAGGACTTTGGTCAGGTAGTCGGGGAGACGCATCCCGGCGCTGGTCACGTCCCGCACGTTGAAATGGAAGATGAAGGCGTGGGCCACCTGGGACGTGTACAGGCGCTGCCACGTCTTGGCCCAGGTGGGAATTCCGTTGGTGGGGGTGGTGCTTTGGTCGGTCATGGCTGATTCCTTTGGTCTGATGATTCTGAAAGTTAAGAATGATGCCGGGGATCTGAGGCTCCCGGCTGGCCTTGCGTCCTAGTGCTGGTGGCCGATGTGGGTGGCATCGTGCAGCCGGTCCAGCACCTTGTCGGACCCGGCCCGGTGGTTCTCGACTTCGGATACCTGGGGGATCTCAAACCCTTCGGTCTGCAAAGCGGAGAGAAGGGCAGCGATGTTTTGCGCCCCGTCCTGGTAGCTGCCGTCCTCAGCGAAGAAGCCGATGTCGAATCCCCCGTCTGCGTTGGTGAGGATGGCGATCTTGAATGTCTGCATGGGTCTGACTCCTTTTATCGGGTGGTGACGGTGAGGACCAGACCCCGCCCGTCCTGGACATACTCGGACTTCGTGACGTTGGCCTTGGCCTGTAAAGCTTTGGCGATCAGGGTGAGGGCGGCTTTGGATAGCTTGCCGGTCAACTCGGTTTGGAGCACCTGGGCGGTTTCCCGGTCCCCGTTGACGTTGGCAACCTGGACCTCCGCCTTGCCGTCCCGGTTGTAGACCCGGACATCGTTCGCCCCAAACTGGAACGTGAAGAGGTCTTGTCGCTCCACGGTATAGCCCCGTGCGGGGTAGAGCAGCTTGAGCAGGGTGACGGTCTGCTGATAGGTCAGGCCGGACACTTTGGCCCTGGCGGTTGCTACGCTGTTACAGGACATTGATGGTTTCTCCTTGGGTGTGGTTGACTAAAATCAGGTCCCATCCCTGGGCCTTGCTCATCGAGACTGGTTCAGTGGTCTGCATTGTGCCGAACGTGGGAAATTCCGGGTGCCTGCGGTCTAACCCGATGATGAAATCCTGATACCCGAACAGGCTTGTGAACGGGCGAAGCTGGCTCCCATAGGTCCAGCGGGGGCCGGTGTAGGTGTCATCAAACTGAATTTGTGCCATGATTGGCTCCTTGTGGGTGGTGGCCGGGGGCGGGGGATGCCCAGCGTTGGTGATTGGATTGACTAAGGGAGGACGACGACGCTTCCGGTGATCTCAGTCAGGCCCAACTTGCGGGCAGCTTCCCGTGCGGCTGATTCCATCGTGCCGTGTGCGTCTGCCTCTCGGCCATCGGGAAAACGGAACCACCAACCGCCGATGGTCTGACGGTGGGGCTTGCGCCCGGTGCTTCGCTCGTATTCTCGATAAGAGAACCGGATCTTGGCGAGGTCGGCGGGTTTGGTGTTGCGCTCGGCCAAATCCAGGTCCCGGACGGCTTGGAAGATTCCCAGCAGGGGGGCGTCGGCGGGGTTGATATATTGCCCGGCGATGCATTCCAGGTTTGCGTCCGTGGCGTCGGCGGGATTGGCGCTAATGTCGGTCAGGATTGCGAACATTTCCTCGGCGGTGATTGGGGTGTTGATTGTTTTTGTCATGGCTGATTCCTTTGGCTGATTCCTGCGCTTGGGGGATTTCCCGTTTGATTTCCCCCTGTAATAAAATTATACATCCATTCCCCCTAATTGTCAAGTTACAGTTTTAATAAATAACATTCTGTCTGGAATATGTCAGGATGGGGATAGCTGGGAGAGCTTGACGCCAACCGGGGCGGGGGATCCTCCGGCTGGGCTTGCGGGCCTACGCAGTGACGCAGTTGGAGGATGGCACGGTGGCGATAAGTTCTAGGATCTGGGCGGCGGTTTCCAGGTCGATGTAGTTGATCTCCAACTCGATGCCGTATTCTGGCGTGGGGCTGACTTTGGCCTTCCAGGAGGGGCGGACACCGAAGGCGGGGCCGCTGGTCACCAGATCCCCATTGTCGTTGACAACGTGGCCCTGCCCGGCAGCAGCCAGCACCTGGCGGGCCTGCTGTTGCAGTCGGTGGCGGGCGTTGCTGCGCTCGATGTAGGCGCACTCCTTGGGGTAGCTCTCTTCCACATCTGGCAGCAGGCGGCGACGGATGTCGGCGGCGATGTCCTTGGCCCGTCTGAACACTGAACACCGGATTGTGGGGAGAGGGGTGCGGTAGCCATCGTAGTAGCGATAGCCGACGACTGTCTCTTGCTGGGCGGCGCTGATGACGGCAAATTTGCCATCCGTGTGCAGGGTGAGGCTGAGGCCGTCGAGACGGGTGAGGCGGGACCAGTTGTGTTCCGGGTAGGCGGTCCAGTCGTCTCCGAGGTGGGGGACCAGGAGGGAGGCCAGTTCATGGTTGGTGTTGTCGGTTATGGGGTGACTCCTTAAATCTTGAAATTGAGAATCATGCAAATGGACCATACCGTCCAAGGAACCGTACCGGAAAGGGCGGGCGGGGGGATGGCCCGGTCCCCTGGGCGGTTACTTAATGCTACGGATGCTGATGGACGGCTGTCCCTCTTTGCGGAAGCCGAGCAGTTCGGGGTGGGCGACTGCGTAGCCGTCCAGAGACTTGGCGTCCCAGGTGATGCGCCCCTTCCCGTACACGGCTTGCAGGAATCGCCCCTTGACCGTCTCCCCGTGTTCGGCCACGGCGACCTTGACGGCCTCGGTAGCGGCGGCCACGTCTGCGGCGGCGGCAAAGACTTGCGGCCCCCACTCGTCCTCAATCTCCGCCCAGGCTGCCCGCACTTCTGGCGTGGTGGCAGCGTCGATGGCTTCTTGCTTGCTGGATGTGAGAAGGTCCAACAGGGCTTGTACGTTTTCAAGTTGGGTCAAAAGTTCTTGCGGTGTCATGTTCGCTCCTCTGCTCGCTTCTTCTTGGATGCTTCAATCTGTCGTTTTAACTCCGCCTGCTGCGCTTCCAGGCGGCGAAGTTGGTCGGTGATGGCTTTGTCCTTCTGGCTATCTTTGCTCATCGGTCTATCTCCTTGTGGTGGACCAGGGTCGGGGGATGCCCTCGGCTTGATGGTTACTTGGCGGGCTGGGCTTCCCGTGCGGCGATCTGCTTCTCCAGTCCGGCAATCAGGCTGGCGGCTTCGGTAGGCGTCAGGTGGCTGGCGACCTTCGCCTTCCCCTTGCTCTTCCACTCGGCCAACCGGCTGCGCTCGGTGGCTTCCCAGGCGTCTTTGCCGTAGTAGGCGATACCCAGGGCGTTCAGGCGGGCCAGGTCCGCTTGGCTGATGCGGAGCACTTCTTCGTCGGCTTCCTGGGCGGCGGCGGGCGTCTGCTTGTCGCTGCCGCCCACGGCTGGGGCGCTGTGCGTCGTTTTCTGCGCCTTGGGGTCAACGGGTGGGGCAGAGGCTTTCGGTGGCTCCTGGGCCTTCCCGTTGGCTTGCGGGTCCGGGTTCAGGGGTTCACCGTACTCGGCCAGGGTGTCCGGCAGGTCGTCGGGGTTCTCGTCGTCCGTGAAGGGGTTGTCGGCCTTGACCGACAACTGAGGGCGGGCCATGTGGGGGATCTCGTCCTCCCAGCCGTCCACAATCTCCCCGTCCTCGGTGACAACCTGTCCGTCAATCAGCATGCGCTCTTCCGGCAACTGCAAGGCTCGCCGGCGCATCCCGGCCAACTGCAAGCGCACCCAGGCCGGATCTGGCTCTATGTGGAGCATCCACTTCTCACGCCGGGCACGTCCCCCGGCATCGGTGGGGGTGCTGATCTTCTCCGGGCGGCGGGTCAGGATAAACGGGATGCCCTGCAATGTTCCCCGCAGGGCGTAGGCGGCGGAGAGATTAGCCGACAACTCCATGATGTCGTTGATGCTGGTGGTCCCCACGGTCACATAGGCGAACCGGCGCAGTTCGGGGATGATAACGGAGAGGCGGCCAACGGGCTTGCACCCCGGCGCATCTTTGGTGCGAACCTTCTCTCCGGTGGCGTAGGGACAGGGAGCGTGGTCGGTGCTGTAGCGACCGCCAAGAACCAGATGCACGGTCATGGTTTCGCCGTCGCAACGGTGAACCAATCCCCCGGCCTGATACTCCTCCTGCCATGCCTGAAAATTGGCATCCGGGGCGTCATAGGGCAGATACACGTTGATGCTGGCTGGCTCAGGACCATAGACGGCCAGGAAATCGGCGGCGGCCTCCGGGTCCTGGGTGTCGAACCGGAAGTAGGTCAGATCCTTGCCGGGTCGCTTGGGGTCCGTTTTCGGCGCACCCTTGCGCAGCGTGCCGATACGGGGGAAACTGGCTTCTGTCTGCAATCGCTTGATGGGCATGTTACTCGGCTCCTTGATTGATGGATTCCTGCACGATGACGGGAAGGCCCATGAAAATCTGCGTTACCTGGGCCTCGGTTTTCTTCACCAGGGGCAATACCTGGGCCTTGACGTTGTTCTTTGCCATATCCCACAGGGCAGTCATGGCGGCGGCTTCGTCCTCTCCTTCGTCCAGATCCGCCCACAGGGTACAATCCACGGTGGCGCTATTGTAATCTCCAAGATTCAGCTTGCGCCCGTAAGTGACCGACACGGTTTTTAGTTGCATGGTTCTTCTCCTGCCCTACAGGGCGATGGCCTGGGCGAGATGCCGGAAGTATCCCCGCACGTCGCCGTTGACAAAATCAATCCGCACAATCACATCCTTGATGCTGGCCCGTTCGCTGGCCGGAGCCGACTTGATGGCGGCAACCAGGGCGCTGACGGGGATCATGTTCAGGCCGGACGGTCCCTCAATCTCCATGTACTCGTCCGGGTCAATCTCCTTCTCCTCGATGAAGGTGTCAATCCACTTTGCGAAAGTCATGGGGTCAATCCTTTGCCTGATACGATGCCTCAGGCGGGGCAGTTGACGTAACGCCTACTTGCGAAAGGCCGGGTTGAACCGGGTGTCGTTCTCGTACTCGATGCACTGGTCCGGGCCAAAGTCAGGATGGCACTTGCACGGGGTAGCGCACACGTCCGGCCACACTTCCGACATGGCCCGCTTGTTCCCGGCTGCCATTTCCTCGACGTAGACAAGCCCCTTCGGGCAGGGGGTGAATCGCTTCTTGAGCTTCGGTCCACGCTCCCAGCACTCGACTTGCAGACGATGGGCGGCGTTCTGGCACTTGGTGTAACGAGCATCGGTCGTCATGGCTTTCATCCTTTCGATGGCCGGTCCCCCAGCCTTGAATCTAACAACCGAGAACTATGTCCCCGTAGGCGTTGTAGCGGGGCATCCGGGCGTCGGCCTCGCTGTCCAGGGCGGACAGCCAGCCCCGGCGCTCGTCCTCATTCTGGCAGGCTTCCACCGGCTGGAACTTGGTGTAAAGCTGGAACCCGGCCAGGAAGCGAGAGAAGCTGGCCCACGGTCCTTCCACGGGGGCAACCACGAACTCCACGGGAGCGGGTGCTACGACCCAATCCTGGCTAACTGCGACATTTGGCTGATTCATTTTGCGTTCCTCCTAAGAACGTTTCGGGCTGGTGCGTCCCCCGGTGGGACGCTGTTTTATTTGCTACCTTTACAGTATATGACATTTTACTTTGATTGTCAAGAATCAAACACGATGAATTACCAATCAATTATTGCAAAAATAAAATACAACTTGACATTTTGCCCAACCAGGGTTATACTGAAATCAATGTCGGGAAAACTGACGACAATCGCACGAATCCATGAGGAGAGAGAGGAGCAAGGGGACCATGACGAACAAGGACAAATTCACCGAACTGGTCGAGACCGGTGTCGTCAACATCGGCATCAACGACCGCAAGCTGGCCGTGTACCGGGAGATGGCCGGCATCAGCACGTGGAAGGAACTGGCGGACGCCTGCGGGCTGACCATGCAGACCGTCAAGCAGGTGCGGCTCGGCAAGACGAATTTCACCGTCGAGACGTGGATGCGGCTTGCCTTCGGGGTGGGCTGCAACCCGATGGACCTGCTGGATGTGACGTGGCCGGGGCAGGGCGGGGCGAGTGGGCCAACGGTGCAACCGTGACTACACACACCCCGCCCACCCTGGCAGAAGCGGCGGCAGTGATTGAATCATTGCTCTATGTCAGCCAGTCGATTGACACGTACCAATCAACCGCAAGCGATCGTGCAGACATTCTAGATGCACGTGCATTCCTGGCCCGCATCGACGCCTACGACGAGCAGGCGGAAGCGGTTGCACGGCTTTATGAGGACGTGGGCTTGGAGCGTATAGAAGACGCCTGGTTCAATGCGGGCGTCACGGAGCAAAGTTGACTGACCGTATTGACGGCGCTGAATAACTTGACATTTTCGTAATTCTAAATTATAATGTTCTTGCGGCGAAAAAGCCGAGACGGGCTGGCCTGGAAACCAGCACGGAATAGCCTCTGACCAGGGGCGGCAAACAAAGTCAAAAACGCCTTTTCTGGCGTCTTTTCAGGACAGCAGACGGACGGATTCCAACCGTTTGAATGCTTCCCTGGTCAGCTTATCTTGCTGTCCTGAAAAGAATTCAGAAAAGGCGTTTTTGTTTTCCCAGGACTTTGCACCATGAAAACACCCCTCCGCTGGCTATCACTCAGGATTGATGCCTTGCATCATGCCATTGACAACACGACCGACCCGGCAAAGCTGAAGAAGCTGCGGGCCATGTTGCGCAAGCTGGAAAGGAATATCCGATGACGACCAAGATCGCAATCAACAGCATGGCAACGGGGAAGCTACCCCAGGGCGACTCTCGGTGGGGAATATTCAACGACTCATTCGAGAATCGGGAATTGTCCACGATAGACATTGCCAACGCCATCTACACCGGCCATAGCTATGCAGCGTGGCACAACGGGCGGCGCAAACTCGATAACTTCATCCTGGGGCAACATATAGCCGTGGACCTAGATACTGGGGATCAGCGCAGCGAAATTCGGCATCTGCTCAACCATGACTTTGTGCGGATGTACGGGGGAATGATTCACACCACGCCCAGCCACACCTCCGACAATCCACGGGCGAGGGTGATCTTCTTTTTGGATGAACCCATGTCCGAGGCTGACCGCTACAGTTCCGCAACTCAGTTCGTCATGGCCCAATTTGACGGAGCTGACCAATCCACCAAAGACGCATCCAGATTTTTCTACGGTTCCAACAATTGCACAATTGAGATTCTTGATAACATCCTCCCCGTATCGCACCTGAGACGCCTGTACCGTATTTGGATGGCTCAGCAACCTGAACAGCATTCCACCTACTCTTCAAAAGTTACCAACCTACCCAAAATCATGTCCGAGCGCAAGGCCAACAGCCTAGAAGGTCTGAACGACTTCGAGAAGGCATGTGAGGCGCTGAATAAGATCCAGCCGTATGATGTGGATTACAACCGGTGGATCGGCATCATTGCCGCCATGAAACGGGAGTTCGGGGACCCGGCGCTGAATGCGGTAGAGAAGTGGGCCAATGGCAAACCGGGGGAGGTGCGGCGAGAGTGGGAGAAACTCAAAATAGATAGCAGCAAGAAAATGGGATTGGGTACTATTTACCGGCTGGCAACAGGGAGTTAGGTTATGAACATCAGAACGGAAAAAAACAAAAACAACCCCTACGTGATCATCCGCAAAACTGTGTTTGATGACGAACGGCTCAGCCTGAAAGCGAAGGGGTTGATGGCTTACCTATTGAGTAAGCCAAACAATTGGAAGGCACACGTCACCGAGATTGCCAAGAACAACGCCGATGGGGTCACAGCCGTGCGATCAGCAGTCAATGAGTTGATTGCCTTCGGGTATGCCAGTCGGGTACAGAACCGGGAAAATGGCCGCATTGTCTCGTGGGAGCTTGTCGTTTATGAGGTTCCTGACCTGAACCCTGAGCTAGATTTACTAGATGTAGAAAACCTAGATGTAGAAAACCTGAATGTAGAAAACCTAATTATAGAAAATAACCCCCTAATAAGTAATGAAGGAATAGTAAATAATAATCATCAACAAGTTCCACCCATAAAAACCACAATTGAAAAACATGATGATGACGAACCTTCGTCTGGAGACGTTTTCAGGATGCTGGAAAAAGCAGGTGTTTTTGTTTCTCCCCTCCTCGCTGAACAATACCATGAATTGACTGACGAGTTGACCGCGGCGGCGGTGATTGAGGGTATCAAGATCGCCACAGGTATGAACAAGCAGCACAGCATAAAATACATTGCTAGTTGTGCCAGGAATTGGAAGAACGGAACTGGACCTATCATCCCAGCGGCTAACGACTCGAAGGCCGTGCAAACCATGACATTTGGAGCAGACCCGTGGTAGACACAACCATGAACGGAACAAAGGAACCAACGAACAAGGCCAAGCCGAAATCCCCCACGATTGACCTGTTCAAATCTGACTTAAGGCCCATGCAGTATTGGGCCATTCGTGCCGAGGACAAAATCCGGCTCTGGGCGCAAGGCAAGGCGGAGGGGGAGTCAACTGGATTTTCTGAGTTCGACAAATACTTCCGCATGGTGGACGGTGAACTGACCACCATTGCCGCCAGACCATCCCAGGGCAAAACGGCCCTGGGGATGCAGATTGTGGAAAACATTGCCAAGAGTTTGAAGCGGAGAGGCGATCCTGGTTGTGTGGCGGTCTTCAGCGCAGAGATGACCGGCTGGGCCTTGTTGCATCGCATGGCCTCGGTCTTGGTAGGTGTCAACGCCCACAAGTTGCGAATGGGGCAGGGGACTCAGGAGGAAGCCGATAAGCTACTCGGTGGGATTGAGCGAATCAAGAATCTGCCAATTTGGATTGATGACGGCAGCGCCCCGACCACGGCAAACATGCTGTCCAGTTTGGCTAGGCTCAATGAAACCAACCCTGTGCGCTTGATGATGTTTGATTTTCTGGAATTGGGTGGAAATCGGGGGGACAAGGAAGATCAGCGAATCGGGCAGATTGCCATTGCCTTAAAGGACATTTCTAAGACTCTCGGCATCCCTGTGCTGGTCTTGTCCCAGGTGAATCGAAGTGTTGAGAGCAGGGCAAACAAAATGCCGTCCCTGTCTGACCTTCGTTATTCGGGTATGATTGAGCAGATTTCAGATGTGGTTGTTTTCATCATGCGGCCTGAGTATTACGTAGAGAGAGGGATGACCGTAGATGTTCCGGTCGATGACTATGTGGGTGTGGCCTACATCGGCATTGCCAAGAACCGTCAGGGGCCGGTCACAAACGTGAAGCTGTCCTTCGAGAAACAATATGCAAGATTTGGGAACCTAAGCCAGAGGAAAATCATGCTGAATGAGGCGGGGTAATTGTAAATAAACAGCAGTATCAAGAATACTTGCGTAGCGATCACTGGTTCGATATTCTAGAAATGAAAATCAATGGGTAGTAAACGTGAACACTTTTCAAATATGTTTTATTTGCTGAATGGTGGAGATCCACACGAGTTCATTCAGGAGTTGGACTATAGCGGTGAACCTGGAAGCCGGGAAGTTTTAGAGAGATGGGGAATCAGATGGAATCCGCTGATTGAGCAAGACGTGAATCTTATCTGGTCGGGATATGAACCAAAGTTCTTCATGCTTGAGGACGATTGGGCGGCAAAGTACCGGCACAACCACGGAGTACGTTTTGTCTCAGAAGAAGGTAGGTTTATCCACGGGCATGAATTTGAAGAGATGGCACAAGAGTTGGACAGGGAGATACAGTACGAGATAGAGCAGTGGGGAATCGACCTGTGGATGGTGCGCTATGGCTACGCTTGCCACAGCGAACGAAACTTTTTCTACAAGACGGAGGAATGGAAAAACAGGGCAGCGGCGGCACGATATGAAAATGGGTATGTTTGCCAGGCGTGCAAAAAGCACATGGACGGATTGCATGTTCATCATGATGCCCCCATATTTAGCGCATACAATCAGTTGTTCTATCGCAACTTTTCTCCGTTTCACCTTTCATTATTCTGTGACAAATGCCATGAGAATTTTCACAAGAACACGGTTCGCATGAGGGGATATCAGGGATTTGTTAGTGCTACCCCTAGCCAGGTACGTGAGGAAAAACAGTATTTCAACAAGTGGCGTCACGTTCACGACTCCCTCAAGACGTGTAAGTTTTGTTACGCAGTGGCACGTTGGCGGTAGATTCATGTTCGTGGACATGCAGTCGGATCAAGGAAACTCCTAATAATTCTCACAGTCAAGATTCAAGGAAGCAATCCCATGACACGTCAAGCGGCGGGGTGGAAAGCGAACCGAGCCGGTCAGGGGTGGGAGGATGCCCTGGCCGTCTACCATAAATTCCTGGCGTCCCAGGGGCTGGCCATCGTCAACAAGACGGGGCCGGAAGTCACCTTCGTCAAGGGGCGGGGCGGACGGGTGGAGCCACTGGTGGTCGGACCGGGCGTGGCCGACTACGTGGGAACCCTGAGCAACGGAACCTTCGTTGGCTTTGAGGCCAAGTCAACATCGGACACGTCCGGCTATTCGTTGCCAGCCAAGTCTCTGCATCAACTGTACTGGCTGGAAACCGTTCAGGCCATCAGCGGGGGGCGGGCGTCCGTGTTCTACATCGTCCTCTATCGGGCGATGAACGAGACTCGCCTGCACCGTATCCGGGACATCCTGCCCGGTAAGCGCATCCGTCGCCCTGACGGGATTCTATTGCCGGACGGCATCAGTTGGTACGATGCCCTGTGGCAACTGGAAAAAGTGACATGAGACGCCCCAGCTACAACCGCCGCCGCAACGCCAAACTGCGCACCCTGGACGGCTACGACCCCGCTTGCAACCATCAGAACATCATGCTGGCCGACCTCAACCTCTGCGACTGCGGACAGCCCGTGAGCCACCTTGTCTACGTGGCTATCGGGGCCGGCTACAGACAGGCGCTGGAACCGCTTCCCCTCTGTGATGCCTGCCACGTTCTCCACCTCTCCGAAGAGCGCCGGGATGTCGGCACCTGGTTCGTGCCATCCCGTACCCAGACCGCCCATATCTCCGGGCGCATAGTGTGACTCAACTTGTGAATATAAATATTCAATCTTGACAATTCCAATGTCATGTGATATTATTTTGGCATCGTTTGATGGACGTAATCCGTGCGATGAATCTAAACAGTCAGATTTATCAACCATAGCGAAAAGGAATCAGCCATGACCCACCAACGTTTGAACTGGCACCCCTGGGCCGCCAACCCGCTAGATTACGTGGACAAGCCCGGACTATCTACCCCGGAAGGACAATCAGTCGTCATCAAGCGTCCCGTGCTGAACTTTGAGATTTGGCGGGACGGCGAATTGCTGGACAGCACGGACAGCAACGCAATGGCGGCTGGCTGGCTGTCCGTACTGGAAGCGGGGATA